TACTTTTAAGAAAATAGAAGTATATTTAGCTTGTCTACATAATACTAATAAAATTGAAGAAAAAAGAACAGTTGGGAAAGTTGGAGAAAAGTACAGATCTAAGTTCAAGGATATATTAAAGAACATTGCACGTGATAAAGTACCTAAGAGAGCTGATATGTACGACCCTAAAAATATTAAACATATATTAGATTTGTACTCATTATCTGAGGAATTCCTTAGGGAACAATGTATAGAAGCAAACAAAGTAAATATAGAAGAAATTGATAAATCTATAAATAAGATTGATAAACAAGAGAACATATCAAAGGTACTATTAACATCTGAAGAAGGGTCAGAGGATAATAAAGATGACTACAACCTTACAATTAATTTAACAGATACTTTTAAAGAAGACTTAAGGACAATATATGAAAGTATTGAAGATAAAGAACAGGCATTTGATTTAAGTCTTTTTATTATTAATTATTTGAGAATTAATTCCTTGATGGGAGATTATACTGATACAACAACGTTATTTTCTAAGTTAGATACAGGTAAGAGTATTACTACATATTCAGACTTATATGAAATGTTAACTTCTGTAACTAGGGATTATTTAGATACAAAGTCCTATTTAAATGAAGTATCTAACAAAATCCCAAAAAGTATTTTACAATTCTCTAAAAACTTATTGAAACAAAATACGTAATGTATATAAAAGCATATAGGAAAGTTTCAAACAAATGTAAGACATGTGGGGGTGAAGGAAAAATTACCAACAAAAGGTATAGTTGGCATAAAAATACTTGTCCTACATGTAGAGGTGAAGGAATAACGACTAGAGAAGAGGAAGTAAAGATTCCTCTTAGTCATCTTAATGATTATACCTAAATGGTAATTTGTGTAATTGATAAAACTCACAGTAGAAGTAAAGATTTATATGAAAGATTGAAAGAGGAGTATACTGAAGGTAGGGTACTCTATTTAGCTTCTATCGATAAGGTAGAAGAAGTCGCTACGATGCTAAAGATGTCAAAGAACTTTGGCTTAGCTAAAGAAGTAGAAAAAATTTGGCAAAGTTATAACGAAGCTATAGCAGATAATATCATAGACTATATTAAACATTTTAAGAACGAAGAAGATATAGTACTAGTCAATGTAACAAGTGAAAAGGATAGAGCTCTGTTTGTTGAAAGATGCTCATTTGATGTGCATTCTATATTCTTGGAAGGAGCTCCTAAGAGCTACATACATGACACTGTACTAAACATAAGGATGAATATGACTTTACAAACTAGTAAGTACGATGATATATCTGCTAACAAAGAAGAAAGTACTGTTTAAAGATGGTGATATTAACTACAGTACTAAAATATCAGAGGTTATATCTGATTTAAAGGAACAGAAAGTAATTGCCCTAGATATAGAAACTAATGGATTTGATACCTTGACTAACAAAGTATTAATGCTCCAGTTAGGTACTAGAGAAGGTAACCAATATGTTATAGATTCTAGGGATTATGATATAAGTAAATTCAAGGAAATATTAGAGGATAGTAGTAAAGTATTTGTAGGCCATAATATAAAGTTTGATTATAATTCCTTAAAGAAGCACAATATAGTATTAAGTAGGGTATATGATACTATGCTGTCAGATATTGTAATATATAACGGCTATTACTCTAAAGATTATATTAAGAAAAACAAGAGATTCTCATTAGCAGGTGTGTACAAACATCACTTTAATAAAGCCATTGAGAAAGAAACTAGGGATACTTTTAAAACAATAGGCAGCACACCATTTAGCTACTCTCAAGTACTCTACGGAGCTAATGATGTTAAGTACCCATTAGAGATAATGAAGGTTCAAAGAAATTTACTAAATGAATTTGATTTGGTAGAATGTGCTAAGTTAGAGAATAAAGTTACTTTGGCTTTAGCTGATATAGAGTATAATGGTTTTTATCTCAATAGGGACAAGTGGGGAAAAGTAGCTAAGGAGTATAGTAGAAAAGTTAAGGAAACTACTGACAAATTAGATAGAATACTGATAAGTAAGGATAAATCATATAAGAAAAAGTATTACCAAAAAGATTTATTCGATGAACAGTATGAAGATAAGAGGTTCACAGTAGTTAATTGGGATAGTCCCCAACAGGTATATGAAATATTAACAAATGTATTTGACATATATCTTGTAGATAAGCATGGTAAACCTTCTACTAGTACTAAAGCTATAGAATATTTAACAAGTACCCATGAAATTACTGATAAACTATTACAATATAGGCAAGAAAGTAAGGCTTTAAATGCTTTTGGGGAAAACTTTGCTAGAGATTCTACAGATAAGGAAGGTAGGATACACACTAAATTTACTCAAATTGTGGAGACTGGTAGAGTTAGTTCTAGCAAACCTAATTTACAACAGATTCCTAGCTCTAAATTATTTAGGGAATGCTTTGAAGCCCCTAAAGGTAGGAAGATAATTACTGCAGACTATAGTACTCAAGAGGGCCGTATTATGGCTGATCAGTCCAAAGATGAAGCTTATGTAGATTTCTTTAAGAATGGGGGCGGTGACGCCCACAGTTTTGTAGCAACTAAGATGTTTTCAGCTAAATTTGGTAAAGAATTCATAGTAACTAAGTACAATGAGAATAAGGAGTATAGACAACAAGGTAAGAAATTAAACTTCTCTATATCTTATGGTGGTACTGCCTTTTCTTTATCAAAGAGTTTGAAGATATCGGTGGAGGAAGCTCAGGAGCTCATAAACGCCTTTTTTAGAGGATTTAAGCAACTCAAAGAGTATTTTGATACTAACTCCCGTTTCGGCCTAAACAACGGCTATATTCGCACTAATACGATCACTAAGCGTAGGAGGTGGTTTCAAGAATATGAAGATTATTTAGTGTATAAGGAAAGAGCTAATCAGTCTGATAGATCTTTAGATTATTATAAGAGGTATAAGACTCTAGAGGGATCTATTGGTAGGAAGTCACAAAATACACCTGTTCAGGGTACTGCAGGGGATATGACTAAACAAGCTTTAGTGTATATTAGGGATAAACTATTAGAGAACGGTGTAAAACCACTGTCTAGTGCTGAAGCTAAGTTGGTTAGTGTGGTACACGATGAATGTAGCTTAGAGGTAGTAGAAGGTAAAGCTGAATTCTACGCTAAGATACAAAGGGAAGCTATGGAGAAAGCTGCTAATCTACTCACTGAAGATCTAGATATTCCTGTAGATCAAGAGATAGGAGATCATTGGTCTCATTAATTTAAACTTATTATGAATAAAATTAAAATTAGATATAAAAATACATTTACAAAGCCTATCAGTTATCATAGTTTATCAAAAGAATGGTATATATTCTTACCTAATAATTTAATTAAGCTATTTAAATATGGAATAAAATATCCCATTTTATATTGGTTTAATAAAAAGCATTATACAGGTATATGTGAATGTGGCCATAATTTCAGTGAACATCACCATGGTGTTATTATGAATGTAGATTCGTTATACTACCCATTACAAGTAAATGGGGTTATAGGTCAAGAATGTGAGCATAACGGCTTTAATGGTGAAAAATGGGCTGATGAAGATGGTAGTATCTGTAGGTGTAATAGCTACGTAGACAAAGGCTGGATATTCAGGAAGAATAAAGATTATAAATTCAGATTGCATGGAAAAATTGGACGATCTAAAACCTAAGCAGATAAAGGAAGAGGACTTTGATGCTTATGTAGATATATATGATAAAAAGTATACATGGTTCTACAAAAATAAGGTATTGCTTATAGAGAAAAAAGGAGGTGAATTTGAATTTCTTGAGTGGCATGCCCACAATGGACCTGTATATGATTTAAGCTTGTCTACAGTAAGGTGGCTTGTAGATAAAAAGAAGATAAATTCAAAACGTATCAAATTAGTATTAAAATTAGCAGGAAATGAACAATCAGACTCTAACAGAACCAGTATCAGAAATAGGGGCAACTAGATTGTTATTGGATATAGTAAGGGATAATCTACCTAAGGAATATAATAAAGACTATGAGTCATTGAACAATGCTGTAGATAAGATAACACCTGAAAGACTATCTTCTACAAGACATTTAAAGACTTGTGATGAACTGTTTAGACGAAGAATCTTACTTACTATTCATACACCTTATAACAGCTCCTATGACAATCTCTTGCTTAAACAAGAGAAAGTTAAAAGAAATGCACTTCCTCGATTTATAGAGGAATATGTGAGAAAGAGAGGTACTAAGCATAAAAGGCTTTCACATTTTGAAAGAGAAGGTAAGGTCTTTTGTGTTAAACACTACAAGTAGATATGAATATTGATATTGAAGTACTTAAAGATTACAAACTTACCCCTAATGAATACGTAGTAGCACACACAGTGCAGAATAAAAACTACAAGGACTTTAGGGCATTAAGTAAATTAATACAAATGGATGATATTCTTCGTAGCTTAGAGAAAAAGGGATTTATTAAAGTTCCTGAAGAAGAAGGCATAAGCTTAGATGATATCACAGTGAGAAATAAGTTACTATTTGTATTTGACGAAAGAGACTATTTTGATGATATATATGAAGAATACCCTGTCAAGGTTATAAGACCTGATGGTGTAAAAGATTATCTTAGAGCAGATGTAAAAAGGAGTAGAAAGATATACTATAATAAGGTAAATAGCTCTAGAAAAAGACATGAGAAAATATTGAAAGCCCTAAGATTTGAAAAAGAAATTAGGGAAAAAGAAAACTCGTGGAAATACATGAAAAAATTGCCTAAATGGCTCTCATCTGAAGAATGGAAAGTATTTGAAGAGAGGATGAGAGATGAACAGCAGGAAAAAAGTAATAAAAAACCTGAGTATGGCCAACAACTCAAATAGAGTGTTGCATTATAAACAAATTGCCCTACCCGCCAGGGAAATTATTCAGTATATGGATAAAAGACGGAAAGGGGATATTACTTCGTTAAAGACTAAGTGGAAAAAGTTTAATGATCAGTGTATGGGAGGTATTGAGCCAAATAGTATCTACACTATAGCAGGCATATCAGGAAGTGGTAAATCAGCATTTGCCAACAGTCTAGAAACTGACCTATTCGACCAGAATCCCAATGAAAACTTTGTTGTACTTTCCTTCAATTTCGAGATGTTAGCTTCAAAGCAAGTGGGGAGGAAGCTGTCATACAAATTAGATAAAACAACACAAGAGCTTTATAGCGGCTTGTCCAACCACAAACTATCAGAATTTGACTACCACAAAGCTATTGAAGAAGCTAAAAAAATTAAAGATCTACCTATATATTATGTAGATACCCCTGGAACGGTCTCTCAGATTAGAGAGACTATCACTGATTTTTCCAATAGAGTCGCTAAAGATAGGTGGCTCATAATATTACTCGATCACACCTTGTTAACAAGAGGTAAACAAGGTGAAAAAGAAAGGGAGACATTAGCTGAATTACAGTATATGTTCATGGAAATTAAGAAGTATGACCAAAATACTATAATTCAGTTGTCTCAAATGAACAGAGAGATAGAAGCTAAAGAAAGGATTATGGTTAATACTATGCATTTTCCGGTGCGTAGGGATATATTTGGTGGTGATTCTGTATTTCAAGCATCAGATTATCTTTTAGTGCTGCATAGGCCAGAAATGCTTAATATCTCCTCGTATGGGCCTGAAGGTTGGCCTACCAAAGATCTCATTTACATGCACTTTTTAAAAGTGCGAGAAGGAAACCCAAGTATTTTAGTTTTTAAGAATAACTTAAAGTACAATAAGATTGAAGATTATAACCTTAAAGATTCGTAATACTGACTGTATCAAAAAACAGAAGTATTACTAGTCGAATTTCTAAATTTGAGACAATGAACAAAAAATTGTCATTTGTAGTCGATATGACTAAGCCCGTTAGTAACAACTTTGCTGAAAACGAAGGCACTTTCGACTATTATAAGCGAGCTTTAGTACGTAACGTAAAGAAACTCGGACTTACTATTTCTGGTGAAGATCGCCCAGAAATACGTCGGGGTGTTGACCAGGCAGGATTCGGTAATGTACTTACCGTTGGTACCTCCCGCACCCACGATATGGAATGGATCGAACGCATGGATTACGTGTGCGAAAAAGGATATACTCCCGTATTGAATCTGATTAAGGACTGGGACTTAATCAGCAGGAAGCTGGTAGAGTATTACAAAGACAAATACCAGATGGATCTCAAATATGGTTCTACCGTCTCATTCCACGACGGTTTTGTCAAGATTGGGACTGAACTGGTAACCAATCGTGAGCTTGATAAGATCATTGACAAGCTTGATGATATGGTACGTAGGGGATATCTCTACAGATAGTAAGTGATTAAAGATATAATATGCTTAGGGGTTGTATATCTTCCCCTAAGCTTATTTAACTATAAAACATATTAATATGATTGAACAAGGAACTACTAAAGAAGATCTTATAGGTAAAAAGCTCAGAGTAGAGAAAAACACTGGTATGCATAACTATGGCCCAAAAGGAGCTATCTTATATGTAAACAAGAGTACCGCTGTTAATAACAACACTATAACAGGAGCTATAAAAGAAGACGGAACGAAGGGAAACTCTATTCTTTTCAGTGAAGTATCAATAGTAGACGAATCTATAAGTGGCCTAAAAAAAGATAAAGATAAACTTATTGAAGATAAAATAGATATTGAAGATAAAATATGTAACATAGACGAAAAAATTGAGTTTATGAAAGTACAAGGATTATCTAAATTCAATGAAGAAGAGTATAAAGTATTTAAAGTTCTACAAGAGTTAAAGACCTATAAAACAGATATGGAATTAGCTAAATCCGTAGCTAAAATAATAAAATAATATGGCTAGAGAAGCTTATAATATTGCAGTTACAGGTAATAGTGGGAGAGGTAAAAGTTATTCTCTGCGAAATTTAGATCCTGAAACAACTGGTTTTATAAATATGGAAGCAAAGCCTCTACCATTTAAGAACAACTTCAAATTTTATTACGTCCCAAAAGATTGGAACGACGCTTATAATAAATTAATAGAATATGCCAAAAATGACAGTGTAAAAACAGTTGTACTTGAAAGTTTCACTCAGTATATGGACAGTGTACTAAAAGCATCTAGGGAGATTAAGAAAGGTTTCGATATATGGAACTTCTACAATCAAAAAATAGGTGAATTAAACTATATAATAAAAAGGTATCCTAAAGATATTATAGTTACTGCACATACTGAGAAAGTTGAAACTGACAATGGAGTGGTAGAAGAACGCATATTCGTAAAAGGAAAGGAATGGAAAAGCGATATAGAAAAAGACTATACAATTGTACTATACGCCGATGCCAAAATATCAGATTCTTCCAAACGTGACTACTTCTTCAGATTAAATACGGATGGTATAATTAATGCAAAGACTCCGCCTATGTTGTTTGAGGATCAGGAAACAATCCCCAATGACGTCAAAGAAGTATTAGACGAATTAGACAGAGTATTTAATTAATTAAACACAGATATATATTATGCCATTATACGACATGACCAAAGATGTTCAAAAAGAGGGTAACGGTAGTGCTTATTTGGAAGCTGGTATTCATGAAAACATCGTGCTAAGTGATGTATCATATAACGAATCTAGGAATGGTAACAAATTTCTAGCTTTCTATTTCTCCGATGAGAATGGGAATCAAGTACCTAAAACAGAATGGGAACCCAATGGAGAGAATCAAGAAAGCAAAGTTAATAAACAACTAGCTAGAATAAAGCATATTGCCGTAAACTCAGGTATTTTGAGCGAAGATGAGTTCGTCTTCAAAGCAGAAGATTTTGAGAGTTTCGCTAAACAAGTAGTTGAGAAACTAAAATCTAAACAAGATCAATGGAAAGATCATAAGCTTAGGGTAAAAGTAGTATATGATTTTAACAACTATACAACTTTGCCTAGCTACGCTAAATTTGATTGGCTAGAAAATATGAATATACCTGCGGATCAATCAAAGATTAAGATCTTGCCTATAGATAAAATGGAGAGAGATAAACCTGATTCTACTCAGACTTCATCTAACCCATTTGATAGTAATACCCAGGAACAGGGTAAGAGTTCAAAGACTGATGAAAATGTTCCATTCTAAATTAGCATATAATATCCCTCTTCGGAGGGTACATATATATACCCAGGGCTTTGTTTTACAACAAGGCCCTATTTTTTGCTAGCTCAAGTATAATAACAAGCTCGATAGCGGAACCAGAAGACGCACTGATTAGCCTTGACCCCTAAGGCTTGAAATTGGGGGGAGGCCTTGCTATCCTAAGAAACTGAATCTTTTTATATCAATGACAAGATATAAAGATAGCAACGCTCGTGGGCGTAGAATAACGAGCAAAGGTACAACTGTGCACTAAGTATTATATACCTGCAAAGAATATTAAATACGTATAGTTGATTACCGGTCAGGACGCACTAAATGGTAGTAATAGAATCCATTCAAAGAATCTATTGACCCGATAAATACTAAGTTATAGTGCAATATCCAGTAATAGACACGTTGAATTGAAGTTCGACTTAATACTACTAACAAGTAAAGTAAGTAAGTGTTGCAGGTTCAAGCCCTGCTCGAGCTTGTTACTAGCCGGGTAGCTCAACGGTAGAGCCTAGGATTTTACCCTAGAGAAGCGAGGTTCGAGTCCTTGCCCCGGCACTAAATTAATAAGCATGAAAAAATATAATACATTTGTAACATACGCAACTAACGACAAGGGCGAAGATATCACAGAAGATAACAAATTAATATGGCATAAGTATAAAAAGGGTAGTAGAAAAGAATATGTAAGCGTATCTAAAAGAGCTCAAGATGGGGATATACCTCAATTGAATGAACCTAATAGTAGAACTGTTTCATACTACACGAGAAATATACCTAAATTCGGCGAAGAGAGAACTGAGTTCATTATTTTTGAAAGCTAGTACTATGCTATACGACACTGATAAACTTACACCTGTTACAGAGGAAAATATTTTAAAGAGAACTACTGAGTATGATATTTACTCTTACTATATAGGAAGAAAAGTACCAATAAATACTAAATTTAATAGTCCCCTAAGAAAAGATGATGATCCTTCATTTGGTTTATTTATGGCCAAAAAGACCAGGAGTCTATTATTTAAAGATCAGGGTACTGGTATAGTAGGTAACTGTTTTAAGTTTGTACAATTATATAAACAATTAGCTACTTATAGAGATGCCTTAAATAAAATAAATAAGGATTTAAGTTTAGGCTTGTTAGAAAGGTCACAAAAAGGCTTACTAGTAAGGGACAAGTACAAGCCTAGTAGGACTAAGATAGCTGTAAAGAAAAGGAATTTTACAAAATTTGATTTGGATTATTGGTCTCAGTTCTGTATTACAAGAGAGACGCTAAGGAAGTTTAATATATTCCCTATAAGTAAATTATGGATAAATGATGCGGTATCCAAGTATTTTTATAGTAAAAGAGAGCCTATGTATGCTTATAGGATATATAATAAGTTTAAAATATATAGGCCACATAGTTCTAAAGATAACAAGTTCCTAAATAACTGTAACAAGCACGATATACAAGGGTTCCAGCAGTTGAAAAAATCTGGGGAACTAGTTATTGTAACCAAATCCTTAAAGGATGTTATGGTTCTATACGAACTGGATTTTAGTTCTATAGCTGCTAACAGTGAATCTACTCCAATACCTAAAGATGTAATGTTAGATCTAAAGAAGAGGTTTAATAGGGTGGTAGTGTTATATGATAATGATAGCACTGGTGTAAAGGGTATGATTGATATGAAGAAGGCATACAACTTAAAATGTATCTTTATACCCTTAGGGTATAGAGCTAAAGATATAAGTGATCTTATAAAAAAAGTAGGTTTTAACAAAACTTATACAATATTAAACAAGCTACTTTATGGATAAATGTATCAAAAAAGAGGAAATAGCAATTAGTCTAGAGCACTTAAATGCTATAACAGCAACCAGAACAGCTGTACTAGATCAAGGCCACACATATACATATATTTCTAATTCAGCTGTAGATCTTTTTAACAGGGTGATATCTTCATTAGCTAATAAGCTTACAAAAGATAAACAGGACTTATCAGAATTTAAAGCTAAAGAAGTTAAATCTGATTTAGATTTAGATAGTATTAATAGGTTAGAAAGAAGAATAAAGATTACTTCAGAGGCTATAGATGTAAGTAAATACCTTAAAGGCAGGCCGTTCTCCAACGGCTATAAAATAACAACTGACCATACAGTAAATGAAACTAAACTTAGTGAAATACCTTTAAGTTTGCATATAGACAATAAAGGGAAAGCTCTTATATTTACTAGAGCTTTATTGGGGAAATCAATAATACAGATATTAGAAGAGAGTGGGCATATTGGTCCAGTTAATATGAGATGTGCAGTGGAGGTTCTGCTAAATAATTCTGATCTGATTACAATACCAAAGAACTATAAGGATCTATTGCCCCCAATATCCACACACTATGGGATAATTTCAATATCCACATACTATGGGATAATTTGTCGTTCAGAACAACAATCTATATGGACCTACATAGCAAAAGTTATAAAAATGTCTTCTGAGGACCTTGATTATCAACCCTATTTTAAAGAGATTAAGCTTGGTAGAGCTATAACAGCTATAATGGGCAGTGCTGTACCTAGTGCAGTAGTAGAAAAAATAGTGCAAGAAGTTAAGGACTTGGCAGATTCTGCTAATACTAACCTAGAAAAAGCTGTTAGTATAGTAGAAGGTCATGATATATTATTTTATTACAATAGGCATAATAATCTATTCTTAGAAAAATTGCCAGAAGGAGTTGTAGAAAGTGCCAATATTAATGCTCAAGAAAAAGGCGGATCATTAGCAGGTAGTTGTATGAACGGCTATTCTAATTATAGTAAGTTGAATTTTTATGCCTATAATCCTGATAGAATTAAGTTGCTAGTTTTAAAGAGTAAAGTACCTAATAAAATCTTAGCTAGGAGTATTCTATGGTTACCAGATGATGGTAAGGTATATATGGATAGAATATATTCTATTTCAGAGACATGTGCTAGAATACTTAGGAAATATGCTAAGGATAAAGGGTTCATAGGTATACATCACAGCTCTGTGATATCTGATACTGGGTATGATGCCAAATTTGTATTAGAAGACTTGTACGCACCTAATATTAAGCACTATAGACTCCCTTATTTAGACTCTCTAAACAGGAGAGGTTTTGTACTCACCAAGGATAACAAAGTCAAAGTTACATTATCTTATGGTCCATTTAATACCCCTGAGAAAGATAAATGGGTAAAAAGAAAAGTAGAAGATGATGAAGTTAAGTATATTGATGAGTCGGATATTTCAAATAAGAATAGTCTTAATGTAGATAAAGATAAAATAGCAACTCTTACAAAAATAATAAATACTTCTAAAACAGAAGATCTGGATAATGAGGTAAGTTTTAACACTGATGCTAATATTAAAGCAAAAAAGGTAAGCTCTGATCCTAATTTAGAAGGCGTTATCAGTGATATTAATAAAATACTGTCAACAAGGTATGGGGTAAAGAGTCCACTACGGTCTAAAAACATGGGTATCAAAAGAATATTTAGTCAATACATGACTTTAAACAGTGTAACAAACAGAAACTTTTTTAACCGTATTAATGTAGACGAAGCAGTAAATACAAAAACATTCAATAACACAATTTGCTCTGTAGAAATTGGCAGCAAGGATGTTATATATAAGGATAAGCACTTAGTAAAGAATTTACTATTAAATCCTGATATAGATTTTTATGTAACAAAAAAGAATATTGTGACAGATCCTAATTATCTAAATGTGACTCAGTCAGGTCCCTATTGTATCATATTACATAAAAATAATATCTTTAAAGTTTTTGGTAAGAACAATATAAAAGAAGTAAGTACCAATTATTACAAACATACGGCCTAAATTTTCAAAATATGCCAGATATAAGCTTGAGAATGTTAAAGAATGTGCTGTCTATACAATCTAAATCTACTTACAGCAAAGATAGTAAAGACAATGATTTGCAGATAAGGAGGTACATAAAGTCTGTGCTGTCTTCTAATAATATTAAACATTTTGAAGATGGGTACGGCAACATATATGCTGTAAAAGGCAAAACAGAACTGTACGATTGTATAGTAGCTCATGTTGATACAGTACACAACATTAACAACAACGTAGAAGTGAATAGAAATGGGGATTACCTATATGCCTTTGACCCTATAAATGTTAAACAAGCAGGTATAGGGGGTGATGATCTTGTAGGGGTTTATATAGCTTTACAAGCTCTAAAAGATAGGGATAATATAAAAGCTGTATTCTACAGAAACGAAGAGATAGGTAAACTGGGTAGTAAATTCTCAATAAGTAATAATAAGACATTTTATAGCAACTGTAAATTTGTTATACAAAACGATAGAAAAAATAACACGGATTTTATAGTTAAATCTAGTGGTATAGATATTTGCAGTAACAGTTTTAAAAAAGATGCTAAGATATATCTTGACAAAAATGGGTATAAAGAAAGTACAGGTTTGTCTTCAGATATTGATACTTTAGTAAGTGGTGGTATAGGCATAAGTGCTGTAAATCTTTCTTGTGGTTATTTTAGGCCCCACTCTGATACTGAAGTTGTAAGTATTAGTGATGTAAAACGTGCTTACAGCTTAACTACAGATTTATTTGATAACTTGATTAAGAAATATAAACATACTTATACTCCCCCAAAAAATACTAATAATAACCAGTACTACTTTAGTGGTTATAACACAAATACTGGTATTGATGATGTATATGCTAAGCAGCATTCTTCAGAGTATAAAGAAACATTAAACAAGATTGATTCGACTAAGAAAAATGAATATAAACTTTTCCTTAAGCTTAAAGGTGTAGATTTCTACATATTGAAAAACCACGAAGATATTGAAGTTCCTATAAAAGGGCACACTTGTAGTGAATGTAGTAAAGAAGAAACTACGTATTTTATCCCTGATGAAAATAGGTTCTTCTGTATAAGCTGTAATAAGTTTATAAACAATGATTTAAATTTAAGGAAGAAACTAATTATAAAGGATTCAAAACACGTATTTTACCATAATGGTATAAACAACAGATGGATTAGGGATAATGCTGTCTGGGATAATACTTTTGATTTCTATAGACACAAAAGATATGGAGAATAATAACTTTAATTAGGGGCTTTCGTATAATGCGAAATGCAACGTGGGTTCATGTTGAGCCCCTAATTTTATTATTATGAAGCGAAAGAAGAATAGGAAGGTAAAGAATGCTACTATTAAAACAGTAGATGGTATAAAGTTTAAGTCTAAGTTGGAAGCTCATTGTTACAATAGACTTAAAGAAAATAATATAAAGGCTGAATATGAGGGTAAAAAGTTTGAAATTATACCAGCTTTTATATATAATAATGAGAAAGTAAGGAAAATGACCTATACTCCAGATTTTGTTGGTACTTATAAAAATAAGAAGTTTGTAATAGAGTGTAAAGGGAATCCTAATGATGCTTTCCCATTAAGGTGGAAGATATTTAAGTATTATCTATATAATACTAGGTCTAAGTATGATTTGTATTTACCTAGGAGTATGAAACAGGTAGATGAGACAGTTGAAAAAATAAAAAACAATGGAACTAATTTACATAACAGCAAAAATGATGGAGCCAGGAGAAGCAGGGATAAAGGAGAAAATAAAGGCTCACAAAAAGGAAATAAAAAGACTGAGAAAAAGGCTAAGAATGATAAGAAAATGGAGAAATAGGGGGTTACCTTGGTATGAACGAGAAGCAATATTATAAAGAAAAGGGGGTATCTAACTCCTCGTTAAATTGGTTTTTATATTCCCCCGCTTATTTTAGGAAAAGATTAGATGAAGAGATAGCTGAAGAGCAGAAATCATGGCAATCTATCGGTCGTAAGGTGCATATGGCTATACTAGAACCAGAAGAATTTGAAAAAAACTATATATATTTAGAATATCAACAGCCTAAAAGCCCACAACAAAAACAATTCTGCGAAGAGTATGTTAAAGATAGGCGCAATAGACCTAAAGCTACTAAAATATCTAGTAAGATTAAAGCTTATGGAAAAGCTTACAATACTAAAGCTATCAAGGAAGAAGATGTGAAGAAAAAGGCTGAAAGTCTACAAAGAAAGCTTAAGGATTATATAAACTACTTAGAGAAATCTAAGGAATACAAAGATATATTGACTAAAGCTGAATGGAATCTAATTAACCGTTTGAAAGAAGCCGTATTTGAGCATAAAATAGCTACAGAGGTGTTGGGTATGGGTGGGAGTAATGAGCTCTTTAAAAGCCAAATTTCGGCCTATAGTGAGCTTCCTATATTTTGGAAGTACCCAACTGATATTGATGTAGACTGTAAGTCAATGGTTGACAGGCTTGTTATAGATAAAGAGAATAAAACAATAAAGTTAATCGACTTGAAAACAACTAGTAATATAGGTAAATTTAGCGACTCATTTAATGACTATAGTTACTATAGACAGCTAGCTTTTTACTGGCTAGCAGTTTATTACATGGCTAAGAATGATAGCTCAATACCTGACATACGTGATTATAAGAAAGAAACATATATTATAGCTCTACAGAAAAGGGACATACCAGAGTGTAGAGTTTACAAGATACCAGAGCACAAACTTAACGAGGGATTAGCAGAGATAGAGAGAATATTACCAGAAATTGCATGGCATATAGAAAATGACAAATGGTTCCATACTAAAGAGTACTACACAGGAAACGGAATCGAAAAACTATTTAAACATGATGAACAACATGCAAACGTTAAGTAATCTTAACAAAGGCAGAACAACTGAAAAGACTCAAGCAACTAGATTTCTAATGCCTCTGGTATCCAAGGGATCTGATGGTACTTATCTTGAATTTATTAAGAAAGGAATTGATAATTGCTATCTGTATGAAGAAGATAAATTAATACTAGTTTATGAACATACAGATGATAATATTAGCCTTGAAGAAAAAATGAGGGGTAATAGCTTGTTTGAAGACAGTATTGATATTAAAAACGAGAATAAAGTAGGGTATATATTTAATGTACCTGAACAATATAAACAAGACTTAGAGAATTTTAAGCAGGGTAAATATTCTGAGTTTAGTAAAGATATGAAAGATACTATACTCTCCTTCTGGAATTTAGACCCCAAGGATGAAACTAACGTCCTTTATGGTGTACTAAATAAAACTGAGATAGGTAAAGACTATGCTCAAGACCAAAAAGAAGATAACGATGAGTTTGAAGGAGATGAAGTATGGATGAAACCGAATATAGAGATTGAACAATTTTCAAACATATATTCAAAAGCATAAGTTGGTTAGTTAGGGTTTAATAAGTTGGGGTGTCATTCGGTTGGCACCCCTTTTATTTTAAATTAAATTATTATGAAAATATATATAGATCCAGATAAGTACTCAGAAGAAGATTTAGGGCTGCTTATAAATGCTTTAAGAGATATAGGCATATATGCTGAAGCAGCTGAATTAGAAACTGAAGTCTTAAATAGAAGAGTAGATGAAACTATTGAACAAAACGATAACAATTAAGTTAGGTAATGAGATGGATTAAATACAATGAGTGGATCGCCTTAAAGATTTATTCGTATATATTTGATAAGATACACAGAAGAAAACTTTTATATGATAATTATTATAGTATGCAACAATTAAATTTACAATTTAAAGAAGATCCACGACTAGTAGAAAAGCGGCAGAAGCTGCTAGATAACTGGTATAAGATACTTAAAGATGAATTCAATAAGGACTATATGCAGCGAATATCAGCTTATTTAGCTAATAGGTATAAAGAAGCTGAGGTATATCCACCTAAACATCAAATATTTGAGGCATTTAAACAATGTTCTTATAATAAGACTAGGGTGGTAATGATAGGTCAAAACCCGTATCATACCCCTGGTACTGCACATGGTCTAGTATTTAGTAGTCTGCAGAAGAAGACTCCACCTAGTTTAAAGAATATTTTTGTTGAGATAGAGAATGAATTAGGCAAACACACGTTTAATCATAACGACTTAACTCAATGGGCTAATCAAGGTATACTATTGCTCAATGCTTCGCTTACAGTTGAAAGGGGAGACCCGTTATCTCATACAGATATAGGGTGGGATAACTTCTTAAAAGCTGCTATAACTAAGCTGAACAAGCATAATAACCAAATAGTATATTTGCTGTGGGGTAAATTTGCACAATCTTTCAAACCACTAATAGATACTGACAAACATATTGTATTAGAAGCAGCTCACCCTAGCCCATTCTCTGCAGACAGGGGATTCTTTGGCTGTGGACATTTTAAGGAAGTAAAAGATAAGTACCCAGATATAGATTTTAATGTATACTAAAATGAAAAATTTACTAAGAGTCTTTATTATAATAGCGCTTACGGCAGCTATAATAACCAGTTTTATACAAAAAGACTATTTCCTATCGACTAGTATTTTATGGATAGTATTAATGCTAGAAGCAATTTTAGATATTTTAGATAGGCACAAAATTAATAAAAAATAATGCGATGGCTAAAAATATTCAAAGGAGAAATTTTATAATCCTTATCTTAAGCGAAATGCTAAGTTATATGGGTCTAGAAGCATATCCTCATAATAGTGATAATGTTACACTTATATATTATCACGGTAGTAAAGTAAAGGTAGTTAAAGTAGTAAAATTTGAAAAATTATTAAGATTTTGTGGGTTAGATTATCTAGTAGATAAATACTCTTTCCTGCACGAAACAGCTTTCTTTCAAAAGTTAACTGAATGTAAGTACTTTAACCCCACTATATTTAGACCTGGTAATAGTAGGGATACATATAAACAGGCTAAGGAGCAAAAGCTAAATACTTTATTTACAAGCTTTGTCAATCATGTATCAAATAATAGATTAAGTTTATATAAAAACCCTTATATATTTACTATCCATGAAAGAATGCACCTTAAAGCTATAGACTATTTCTTTGGGTTTAATATAGAAGAAACATTAGCCTTGCAAGCTAAAGCAATAAGGGATTCTTTACTAAGCCCTGAAACAGTAAGGGAATACATATTGGAAGATAAAGGTAAGAATTACTTTATACCTGATGGGGCTGTAGAAGATTGTATAAATGAATTGATTGATAGTGTAGTACAAGTAAAAGGTAATTTAGAAAACTACCTAAGGGAAGTAACAGCGAATACTGTAAAGAAAGATATCCTGAATATCTATAATTATTACGTTATGAGAGATTACTATGAAAACTAAAAAAGATAAATTCTTTAAAAAACCTAGGAGAGTAGTTATAAAATGCTTGAATCCTAACTGTGACGCTCAAAAACCTTTTATTATGAATGTTAATAACATTCATGAGAGTGAGATCAGTGAAATATTAAACTGCCCTAGATGTGGTAGTAATAATATAGAGATAGTAGAAGTAACTACCCCTAGAAAACAAACACTCGTTATATGAAAAAAATAGATGAAATTGTAGAATATAATTACGCACCAGGTTATTCCTTAGTCCATTTTATTGGGGACGGAAGGTTTAACTCCCTAGTACGAAACAGTGACCTTGTTTGTACACATCTAAAAGAAAGGCAAGAGCCTAAACAAAAAAAGGTGGAAATCAATTTGTATGAAATCCACCTACATCTTTAAAAAGATCATTTAAAACAGTAATGGGGGGCTTGTTGCTGAGTCCCCTATTATTTTTTACCTAAACCATGCTAACATACTACCCATATCTGTAAGTCTATAATACTGTTTCCAGAATGGTAACATATTATTAAGGTGTTTGGCATATCGAGGATTACCTTTTAATGGTCCCTTTTCTATCTCATCAAATATACTCTGTCCAGGATCTGCAAATTCTGAGAAGAAATTTATAAGGTTCTCAATTATAGCCAAAGAAGCTGCAGGAGACCTAAGTATCCTTTGAAACTCTCCAGGACTATAGAAAAATAAAAGCTCTGACCTTAACCTAAGGGCATGGAATGCTATTGTTTGATACATGTACTCTTCCCTATCATCATCTGCTTCTTTAAGACCTTTTAGAGCTGCCCAGCCAATTATTATAAATGCAGCTAAGAATATATGATCACCTAGAGTCCTGCGTATATTAGCTCTTTCTACTGCTGTAACTCCTTTCCAATGAGCTCTAGCCATATCAGCTTTAAACCTCATAAGATCCCATATTATCTTAGGCATTATCCTAAGGAATGAGATATAAGCACCTTCAACAGAGGATTCTAGCAGTTCATTGTACTTAAACTTATAGTTACCATTTTCATCCTTTAGCCTCGAATGTTCCCACCTACGTTTAAATCCTGGTACAACAAACTTCCTAAACATCATACCTGCTTGACCTAAAGCATGTCTCTGAATAGCGTTAGAGCCTTCTTTAGAGTATTCACCGTGCATTCTAGATAAAACTCTTTTGATCTTATTACCAAATTGTAGAGCTTCATCTCTAGTCCAATCAGACTCTTTCTCAACTCTATCATTTAATTTAATCTTGCCTGTTTCCTTATCTACTTCAATTGCGTGATAAAGTGTCATATCTCTTCCGTTGGACCTTTTCATGATATTCCCATCTTTATCATATATTTTCTGTGATAGAGCCATTGATACTGCAAATCTTACTTGCATCATATATTCGCCCATATGAGACTGGAAGAATGCTAGATTACTAGTCATTAACTGTCTAAACTTATTGTGCTTCCTCATTCTGGGATCATTACCATAGTCGTGTAGTATATCCCACCACTCTTCTAACCTACTCAATTTGTTAGTAGGAGCCCTACTGCCTATATCATTGAATATACCTGGTAGATTCGTCTTAAATATTATACCAGCTCTTTCATAGTCTTTCATATTAGTATATTCACCAGCAAAGGCTTCTACACGTTGCATAACTTGGCCTAATCCCCAGTTAGCTATACCTTGTACTAAGTTTAGACCTAGTAGATTATAAGCTGAGTACTTATTAATATTTTGTATAACTTTAGTAGTATCTACAGACTGGCCAAATACAGAGAACTCGCCCATTTGCTCCATAGACTTACCATACATAGCGTGTTTCATCCAATCCTCAAACTGTTCAGCTATATAACTTCCTTTCTCTTTAGTAACTTCTTTACCCCTAAGGGACCTTAGAGCATTTTTAATAGGGTTGCCTTTAGCTACTAATCTCAACTTCCTATTATTAAGGTGGAATTGAGTAAGTTCCATGAACGGCAATATTTCACTCTTGTACTTATAGTCTATCCCCATTGTAAACCTCATATTATACAAAGAAGCTAGATCATATGACTGTTCACTTTCATTTATATTAGATGAGTAGAATATAGGTAAGAACATTCGTTCATTGCCGTTTTCATCTTGAAGCTTTAATATCTCACTCCTCTGTTTCTCAGTTTTCCCTGTTCCTACAGTTTCACCTTTCTGTATATCTTCAGGCCGCCTAGTAAATGCTTTCCTACCAGTACCCTTTAAAGCTTTACCTATATTATATCCTGATCTTAATCTTTCTACGAAAGTTTTCGATACTCCAGGCAGCCTAGTACCTAGTCTGTACTTATATGGGAGCCTCATATCTATTTCAGCATTCTTGTTTACTATATATTCATAGTATTTAACTCGTGGATCATCTGGATTCTTACTTTTTATATTCGTTAGTTTCTCCCACTCAGGATTCTTCCACATGTCTATAGGTGTTCTATACTCCCATTCATTCTCACGTATCCACTTAAGTATTTCTGAAATAGCTGTTTCATTATCTTCAAGGATATCAGTAATATCCCTCTTAAAGTCTCCTGGGGAGTAGTCATTATCAATAAGCTCTGTCTTTGTCTCTTCTGATAATATACCTTGTTCTACTAATGTGTCATAAAATAAGGCTTTATCTTTCCTATATTTATTAGTATCAAAATTAGTATTATTATTTTTCCACCTATTAATCTCTTTACCCCTAGCCCTAGCAGCTTTTTTAGGATTTACACCGCTATAATCTCTTCCAAAAGCTATCTCTTTAATTAGGTCTAACTGGCTATGAAATTCGCTGTGAAACTCTGACACATAGTGTTGTGTGTACTTAGAGTTATGACTCTTATATTCATATAGATTAGGTTCTAGTAAGAATTCTTTACCACCGCTAGTATATCTTACCCAGTTACCATAGTCCTCACTTTTAGTAACTACAGCCTCTTTAAAGTTATTAGCACCTTTTTCACTTATATATATAGTTCTGCCTACCCTAAATGCTACATCTCCAGATATTATAAACGACTGTGTTTTCTCTAGCATAAAATCATACAGACTCTCAGGACTAGATATAGTAGTATAGCCTTGTTTCTTTTCTAGCTCCCTTGTAAGTTCAACTACTTCATCCCTAACATCTATAGATTCATCTCTAGACTTATTATGCTGAATCATAAAGGCTTTAACAGCTGATGCTACAACCTCATCATTACTATCTAATACACTATCAGCCCATCTAGCTAAGAAGGGTATATCATACTTAGCCTTCTCTATTTCATTACGTAGGCTATTCCTTATATTCTGTTTTATCAAGTCCTCATTTTGCTTCACTTCTTCATCAAGAAACTGTGCTAAAGGCTTAGCTTTTTTATCTTCTTTAGACCACTGACGCCATTCTTTTTCTTTCTCTAATTTAAACTCCTCATATGCCCTAGTATCAAATTCACTAAGAGCATTTACTAATATCTCAGATGAATCCCTAGTATACAGACTTTTTATAGAGTTCTTCATTTCTATAGTACTAGTAAGGAAATCACGTATTCCAGAAAATTGCTCTTGTATTTCACTTTGTTTAGTAAACTTTAGATATTCTTCTTTCATTTCTTCTAAAGTATCAAAAGCAACTAGATAGTCATACCATTGGCGGAATAATTCTGCTAACTCTTTATTAGTAACTTCACCTTTATCTATCCTATCTTTTAAACTCCAATATCTATCATATATATGCTTAGTATGTTTACCAGCTACAGAAGCAAATCTAGCTAGTGCTACTATAGGGCTATCCTCTTTCATCTTTTCATATTCTTCAGACAGCTTAGCCACTTGTTCTCTCTTACCCCTATTTTTGTATAGTGATATCTTAGTCTCTAATCTTTCTAAGACTTTATCCTTCAGTTTATCAGCCCTAGTTATATTACTATCAATAGCTCCTTGAGCTGATACTATGCCCCTTATCATAGCTATATTCTTCTTCTCTTCAGCTGTAAGCTCCCTATCAACTCTTTGTTCATAAGAGTCTACCAGGGTTTCCTCAGCAGCTTCTGTAGGCTTCTGACTTACAACTTTTTTAGCTAATTTCCTAACGGCAGACTTTTCAATATGTAATAGTTGCTTAATCCTATCAAATATACGCATCAGTACTCTTTCCCACCTACTAGCTTTTTGTAGTCTCTGCTCATTATCTTTGATATTATTGAATATATCAGCAGTATCTCTACCTATTGCTGTAGCTAGTACTTCTTTCTTTAGGGTAATATCATCAACACCTACCAGATCAGAATAAGTATTATATACTTCTTGTTCTATACTAGATCCTTCAAGTTCTTTTAAAGCCTTCTTAACTAGTGGGTTCTCTAACCCACCCATCAAGTCTATAAGCAAGTGGCCAAACTCATGGCCTATAGTATCTGTAGTCCATTTATTAGGGTTAACCCGTATTACTCTACCATTTTGTTCAAGTAAGCCTTTTTGCTCAATAGAATAATCTTCTGCTACATCTTGTACATAAGGGAAGGTATTAAGCATTATATCTTTCTTACGCTCAAAGTCAGCCCTATTTTCTTTATCAAGAATATCAGTACCAAGATCGTTAGTGTTGACCGTCATTCTATAACTACCTTCCTGAGTAGTCTCAGCTTCACTATTGTTTACTAAAGATTCCCATATATTTCTTGTAACAATATTAAGCCTTTGTTTTTTATCAGATATGAGATTACCGTTATTCTTAAGAGCTATAGAATTAAGCTTTCTATATACCTTTTTAGCTAATCCCTCTCCTCGACGTCTATCAAACTTTATCCAACGTACTCTGAGATTATTGCCTTCTCTTTCTAATAACACATCTCCTATCTTACCTTCACCGTCACTTACCTTGTACTGAATACTTTCACCGCTAGATATTCTAAGAATATGTTCTAAGGACTCTTTATTTTCTTCTGAAGGCTCCATTACAACATCTTTAAGATCATATCTCTGCTCATATTGATCTAAAGATATAAGATCTTCATTAGCCTGCCTGCGCATCTCATCTATCTCTTGCTGATTACGCTTAAGTGCAAAATTGTCTATCTCTACAGTATATACATCTCTACCAGCCTGCCTACTAGCATCCTGTTTCTTTAATAGCTTCAATAAACCAGGATTATTACTATTAATAGCATTGACTAACTTAAGAGCCTTAGCATAATTATTACTACCTTCAGAATCTGCTTTAACCCATATTTTATCTTGATACCGCTTACCTGCTATACCATCTTGAGCTATTAGATGGTCTTCTACAGATTTACGAGTAAAGAATCTCTTATCTTGTGGTTGTATTCTTACTCTACCCGCCCTTTGTTCATAGGAAGGCTCATTTTTAACAAATTCTCTAAAGCCCTGTATATCTTGTTCAGAGCCTAGTATATGAATTTGATCAGGATTAAATACAGCTGGATAACCTTCTGCTATTATAGAATCAAAATTTCCATATTTTTCTAGCTCCCCTATTTGCTTATTCTTAATAAACTGGCCACCTCCTGTATT